AGGTGCCGATCAAGGCGTTCTTCCATGGCAAGCCGATGTCCATAGACCATCTTCTTGGTGCCGGGCCGAAAGTAGAGGAGGTATCCGCGGCCGTCGTCGCATCCTTTGCCGGTAGGCCACTGCATCGAACCAGTCTGCCGTTTGAGAACAGACGGATCGCCGTGTTTACGCCAACGGGTGTAGTGGGTCTGGCACCATCCCCGAGCCTTCATCGGACGGGCACAGCCCTCAATGCTGCACGGCGGCGAGTTCTGTGATCTCCACCGTTCGTAGTGCATGTCGCATAACCCGCGACGCCGGGCAGGTCGGTCGCATTCAGGGCATAGACCCCTATCGGACTTCATCTACCAGACCGAACTCCAGGCACTGTTTGGAATCCAGCCACCAGTCTTTCCTATTCCAGTTCCTCTGGACCTTCTGGGCGGTCAGCTTCCCACCCGACCGGTCAACGAATATGTCGATGATCCGCTTTTCGATCCGTCTGATCAGTTGAACCATGTCCTCCACCTCGTAGGTCGAACCGAAAGTCAGGAACGCGGCCCGGTGAATCAGCACCCAGGTTTCCCCTCCGATCCAGCGATGATCGCCGGCCATAAGGAGAATCCCTGCCATGCTGGCCGCCATACCCAAACCGCCCGTAATGACCTGATGTCCTTTGGCCGATAGGTCACGGAGCCAATCGAAAAGCTCCATACCGTCGAAAATGCTTCCGCCCGGTGACGAGAAGATCACTTCGATAGTGCAGGACGGGTCGAGGCGGTGCCATTCGGTCAGTTTTCCCATGCACGCATGCACCGAACTGGCGGTGACTTCCCCGTCGAACCTGTAAACCCGGTGGTATTCGTCGGAAGCCCTACGCGCCTTGTCGGCTTCGACGGCCTGCGCCGATTTCAACTCGGTTTCGATAGTCCGAGCCAAAGCAGCCCGCGCCTCATACTGGCGGGTTTCGGCATCCACCAACGCAACCTTCGCCTCAGCTAAAGCTTTCTCGGCTTCGGCGTTGAGCTTCGCAGCGTTCGCTTCCTGCTCAGCGGGACTCGTCCCGATTTGGGGGACTGGTACGGCTTCCGGCATGGGGACTCTCCTTTAGTGGTCAGACTGCGGAACTATCGGATTCCAATACCTCTGCAGCGGGTTCAGGGGCGGGAGCGGGCTTTTTGGCTGCCCGCTTCTGTCCCGGCTGCTTCGTGGCCTGTTCTATCCCCAACGCCTCATCGACCAACTCGAACGCTTCAGGGTGAGATTTCACGGCCGGGTCGTCCGACCGGACAAGGTCACCCTCGTAAATGAACCGGCGGCTACCCGAAAACGCGATGGTCGTTTTCGCGCGTAGGGCGCGTACTTGTTTCGGCATCGTCAGCTCCTTAGATCAGGAAGTAGGCTTGGATCGAATACGTCTTGGCTGTGGCGTCGCTCTTGGCGGCCTCGACACGCCACTTGTAGAGGAGGGGGGTCTTCTCCACCGCATTCGCCCTATCGGTCGGTGCGGACGGGTGGAGTAGCAGCATCGTCGTACCCGTATTGGTGATGGCAGAACCTACAAGCGCATCGTCAATACCCGCACCATCGTCGGTTTCGACTGTGAGCGTGACAGTCCCGGTAGTCGCCGCTGTCACATCAAGGACGATAAGGACACCCCGGTATTGGGATGGAATCCCGTCGTACCACTGAGACGTTGAAGTGGCGGTGTGGGCGGCGGATGCGAGAATGGTTACAGGTTGGGGCGGGTCGAACCCGAATTGTGGTTTAGCCATAGAAGGCTCCTTAAAGAAAGGGGTAGGGACCGGGGGTTAGCCCGGTCCCTAATCCGGGGGGGTTACTAGGCGGCAGTCACGATGTTGAGGACACGGAACGCGTCATCTACGATCGAGTCAGCGCCTACACGCCAGTGGGCGAACCATCCGCGGGTACCCGACGGCCTGTTGCTGCCAGTAGCGAACAGGTGAGGGATGAACTCGAGGGACAGGCCGATACGGTCAACGATGACATAGTTGTCGAAGTTGCCGTACAGGAGGACATGGTTGTCCTCTGTCGCACCAGTGTCGATGTCGGCGAAGGCGTCCATGTCCGAAGACTCGTACAACCTGCGGCCCAACATGACCGGCGGAGTGTCGCCAGCAAGGTCCGTCAAGAACCCGTGGTAGTTGTTCGCTGTGGCGAACTGGCGGATCGTGTTGATCGTTGACAGTTCAGCAAGCCAGACAGCACCCGTCCGGTAGCGGGGCGGTAGAGCCTCCTGCACCCGGTACACGTCCGACACCTGCATGGTGCCCTCAGAACCGGAGTCGGCAACCTCAGAGGCGCCGCCATCCAGGGCGGTGATGATCCCGGTCGGTTCGGTCGTACCGGCCCCACTGATGAAAGCGGTACCTTCGAGGCGGTCCTTCGCGTCGGCGATGACCATCCCGATATCCGATTCGATAGCCTGGTAGTCCTGGCTGATCTCAATCGAACCCTGCACAAAGGCGGAACCCTTGTAGACGGGGATGTTCGGCTGAGCGAACGTCGGCGACGCATCAGCAGCCTCCGCGTTCTCATCGAGCCACTCGGCGGTAGCACCAGCAGACGACAGGCCGTTCCACGCATCGGTAGTGATCGACACGGAACGTGCAACCTGACGGATCGGGTTGTTGGTACCGGCGTTAGTCAGGATGAGGGTCGGGTCCAATGTGAACGGAACCGCGAAACCACCCGCCGAACCGGTGAGCGACATAGCCGTCCGGTACTCCTCAAGGGAGGCGACAGCGGTACGCTCGTCGTGTGTCCACAGGTCCTGACGGCCAGCCATCGCCTTCTGGAAGGCTTTACGGTAGTCGTCGGAACCGGTGCGGATGACCAGGTTGGGGATGATTCCACGAGGGTCGTCCACTTTGGACAGTTTCTGACTGACAGCTTCCTTCTGGTCGTCGGACATGTACGACTCGACCTCTTCGACAGCGGTCTTCGCACGACCCCGCAACTCAGAAGCGGGAGTGTTCCACCGAAGGTCGTTCAGGTCGAACGGGTCCTTCTTCGAATTCTGGCTGACACGAAGGTCAACACCCTCCACAAGATGCTTCTTATCCGCGGCGAGCTTGTCGAGACGGTCCAACCGCTTCAACTGAGCGTCAATCTTGACACGCTCCTCGGCGAGCTGTTCGAGAACGCCTTCACGCTCCGCGAACTTCTCTTCATCCTGCTCCGACACGTCAAGGTCGGCTTCGCTGCGCTGCTCTTCAATGAGGCGCGCAGCCTCTTCGGCAATCGCCTGAAGGCGCGCCTCTAATTTTGCACGGTCCACAATGGACCTCCTTACAAGTTTTGGGCCGGGCTACTTGCCGGCGACGATGCGATACAGCATTTCGCTGTTCGCGATGGCAAGACGCGGCTGCGCTGACTCAGCGGCGGCGGCGGCGTCCTCTAGCTCACAGATCCGGTCACGAAGGTCGGGGTCATGTCGGAGCATGTCCCGGATCTCCTTCTCAGGGTCCGCGAGAAATCTGAATGCAAAAGCAGCACGGGAAGCGGAACGGGTGATCCCAGCAGCAGTAAGGGAACCGTCCATCGCCGCAAGAGCCGCACGTTTGTAACCGAGGCCCCGCATCGAAGCGGCAGAAGCCTCGGAAGTGGTCTGCGGGAACGCGGGGAACACGACAGGCCCCACTTCGAACAGGTCATACCGGAGGATCGTCCGTAAAGGCACTTCCAAATCGTTGTCCTCGGAAGGTTCCTCCCACATGTCCTTCTCCACCCGGAACCAGATCGAAGACCCTGTCACGTCACGACGTGCGACGCGAGCGTGTATCGCCATAGCGTTCGGGTCGTCAGGATTCACCACAGCGTTATACAGCAACCCCTCCTCGTTCGGGTCGTCCAAACTCAGAGTTCCGGCGGTTGTCCGGGCGATCAGGTTGTTGATGTCGTGGTTGAACGTCGAAACAATGTCAACGTCGGCCCGTGAGATCGAAGAATGCGCTGCACCCGGGGCGACCATCTCATCCCACTCCTCGAACCACCCTTCAATACGTGCGATCTGCCCGTAAGGGGAACCTAACCCGGAAATGGTCAGGGCACCCTCATCGGTTTCGTCAGTTTCGGCACGCACCTCGAAAGTGTGCCCGCGGGCTTCAAGGCCACCAGGGCCGAGTTCTTGGGCGAAACGGTCACGGATATCAGACATGGAGGTCCTCCTTGTGGGAGTCCGGGTTGGGACATTCCCTAACGACGCGTGAGCCGTCCGAGAAGATCACAACATGACCCTCGCAGGGTTCGGGGTCGGGCAACCAGTTGCCGCCCATCTGAACCCACGTCTCTGGATTGGTCGTTACTTCACTCATCAGGGTCTACCTCTGGTTCAGATTCAGGGTCAGGGTCCACTACGGGTTCTTTGGCGGCGGGTTCGGCGTTCGGGTCGACAAGCTGCACGCTCACCTTGCCGGTGTGCTCAAGCAGCGACGGGTTCTCCTCAGTCACAGCCATCACCACACTCTCAGGGGTGAACCCTTCACGGACCAGGTTCGCGATGGTTGTCGCCTTCGTGGACATGATTTCGGCGGCATCCTTCTGATCCTCCCGAAGGAAGGCGACACCATCCAGGTCCACCCACAGTTCCGCGGCGGAAGGCGGCGGGACGATCGTTTCGTAAGACCCGCACAGGTCACGCCACATGGGACGGAACACCGTATCCGCCACACTCCTACGAGCTGAGCCGTAGTTACCGGCGTTCAACGAGGAACCTTGAAGTCCTTCAGACAGTCCGAGGAGCGTGGCGTGGATACCGGAAGCGACAGCAATCCGGTTCTCGCCCTTACCCGTCGTCGCAGCAAAATCCAACTGCTGAAAATTCGTGCCCACAACCGTCGCGTCCGCCCCACCACCCAGGTACAGGGTTTTGTAAGCGTTGACAGCACCCTCATGCTCATCACGGAACATCTTCTTGAACTTCTCAGCCGTGTCCGGCCCGACAGCAGGGTCGAACTTGATGATCATGTTCGGAGTGGCACCGTTCTGAAAGAAACGGTTCTTATGGGTGGTCGTCGCCTTATCAGCCTCAACATCCCTGAGGACCGGTGTGAGCCACGACATGCCCCGGTGGTTCGCCAACGGGTCCGGCATCGGAGCGAAATGAGCCACCTGCTCAGCCAGATACGGAATAGCCGTGTTAGAAGACGCCTTCCCGCCAGGGTGGTAGAGGTAACCGACCACTTCAGCGTCAGGATCCTGCGACGGGTCCAAAACCGAGTCGCCTTCGGAGCCGACAACAATCGACACCCAATCCGGACGGAGCCGCTTGACCCTGTCATCCAACCGGACGGCGTAATGGTTCCCCGCCAAATCCGCGTCCAGAATCGCTCGAGCGAGCAGATCCCCGGTTGTGGCGTTCGGCCACGGGTGCCTCAACACTTCAAGAGCCGGAGTCGAGAACAGGTCGCCCGGTTTCCCCTTACGCAACTGGCGGAACATGAACCGGGCCTCTGAAAACACTGACATCCGCAACCGTTCGATCGCGAACACGATCGGGTTCCCCTGGAACGCACCCGCCGCGTAATCAGGGAACGACGTTCCAATCGTCTCCTTATCCCCGTAGATCGTCTGGTTCACACCTATCGGGTAGGCGGCACCACCGAAATGGAACATCGGGAAGTAATCATCCCACGACCGGGTTTCGGGTTGCTGAGCGAACCGTTTGAACAGCCGTTCGAAAGGTGACATTCGGCTCCTTAAAGAAAGAACGGTTCGGGTGGGCCATCGAGTTCGCCGGCTTTGATCGCGTCGCCTAAAGCCTCATGCGCGAACGTGGCAGCCACCGCCAGGTCAATATGACGGTCCGGCGTTTTCTTATCCAACTTCCAGCGGCCATCCTTCGAACCACGACCACCGAACCGTTCCCGGCGGGCGTTACCCACATGCCGTCTGAGGTCTTCGTCGCCCGTGTGGACGATCCCCGGCAAGTCTTCCACGTCGGTTTCGCCCACGGCAGCACGGACAAGGGTCACTACCCGTGCCGCCGCTTGCCACAACCTGAGGGTCGACTGCGGGATCTCCATCACCGGCGGCGAACCAAAACTGTTAGCCCACTTGTCGTGGTCCGTCTCCCAGTAGCGGGGGTCGCCGTACCACCGGACCACCGTGTAGTCAGCGAAAATCTTCTCAACCACCTCATGGATAGCTGCGCGCGGTAGCACGTAGTCTTTCTGGCCGGGTTCCCGCTCCCACAACCCCAGTTTCACGGTCAGCCCGTCCGAAGCTCTCACGCCGACAATCCCCGTGGCGTCACCACCACGCGAACCGTCGAAACCGACACAGATCACATCGCCCGGTTCGAGCTTGGCGTTCTGGTCGATCAGCTTGTCCCAATCAGCGAGAGGAACGAAGTCGGCGGCGGTAGACGACGGACGGTTCAAAAAAAACCTGATTGCATCCGACTTCTCGGTTTCAGGGTCGCGGATTTCAGAGACAATCCCCGGCAGGTCCATCCACACCGCGGCAGGACCATAAGCAGCTTTCAAAGCTTCGAGCAGTTCACCGTCGTTGTCCCAGTCGAACTTCTCCGGGTCGGGACCCTCACGGTGGTCGAACACCACATCAACCGGAGGCTTCGTACCCGTCAACGCCCGATGGGTGGTTTCAGCGACCGACTCGGCACCAGCCTCGTACATGGTGGTTGTCTCCAACGACCACGGCTGAGACTCCTTACGTTTCCGCAGGTTCCTACGGACGGTGCCGTGCATCGACCGCAACTGCGGCAGCACGTACAAGTGGGTTTCGTCGAACACAGCGAACGTTTCTTTACCGCCATCCTTCGACGAGTTCGCCGCTGTCGACGGGACAATCTCCCCACCACCCGGCAGGAACACTCTCGTCAACCCCACGTCGATCTTGTCCAACCGGCCAGCGTCCACCGCGTCCGACAACATGTAATGCACGTTGTCGTAAGTGTTGCCGGCCTGAGTTTCCTCAGTAGCCAGACACCGGATAAACGGGTACGTCAACGGGAGGCCGACAGGCTCACCCTTCTCGTATTCGTAACCCCACCAAGAAGACTCACCCGCAGCGGCCCAATGGTCGAAACGGACCGGTCCCAACGCTTCAGCACAAACAACCATCCCCGCAAGCTCAGATTTCGCCCGGCCTTTCGCCCTCGAGAGGATGTAACGGCGGACCAGTCTGCGACCCTGAAGGTTCAGCCGATAAGCCCGGACCAGCACCGCCGCGAACTCATCATCGAGATCGATCTCGTCGCCCTGCACATCCCCAGGACCGTGACGTAGAATCGTCTCCACCCAGTCAGCGACCTGCCAGCCGAGAGTGATCGGCTCACCCACCACCCTCAAGCACCTTCAGCACAGAAGATTTGCGGTCCTTCGATGTCCGAACAGGAACCGCCGATGAATCCTCGGTAACTATTCTCCATCGGAGTTGCAGCATCGCTTTCGGTGAAAGTCCATGCCGGTCCTCGACCTGGCGCATCTCGTTAAGCAAGGAGGCGGGAACGGGTTTCCGGTCCTTCTGACATTGGGCCAAGTCATCGAAACACACCGCCCATGATCGAAGGGTTCTGCCAGACGGGTCCCACATGGTCGCCTGCGGACTTTTCCAAAGATCCGCCCACGCTTCAATTGTTACGTCCAGCCAATCTCGCGCGTCTTCGGACCTCGGCGGCAGCGACGGGGGTTCGCCTTCGCGACCGGCAGCGGGAAGGTCAGACCAACCGAAGGCCGGTTCGTTCCGATTACGTTTTTGGTTATCCGGCTTTGGGTAGGAAGCGGCCATTAGTCGAAGCGCCTTTCAAAACGTTGCACTTCCAGTGTGTGAGCTGCAGGTTGCTCGGCTCGTCCGACCCACCAAGGGACCGGGGCACCACATGGTCGAGCGACGGGTGATCGTCCTGAACTCGCCCGGACGGCATAAGCGGTAGCTCGCTCGGCACCGGATCACCGCAGAGTCCGCACAGCCCCTGATCACGCTCTCGGATTTCGGCCTTCAGCGCCTCGCGGGCAACAAACCAGCCTTTTCTCGGTGCCTTCATTCGCATCTTGCGGCCCGCACGGCATTTCAAACCACAGACCACTTGACGGGGTTGAGTCGTTTCAAACTCGGCGTCGCACTCTGAACAGGAGACCACACGGACGGTCGCCCCATACTCCCGGCGCTTCTCGCGTTTCTGCCACTCGTTCTTGTGAGCTAGGGAACAGAACCGGGAACGCTTGCCACCGTTGATGTTCGACCATTTGGCTTCACACCAAAGACACTCGTGTACAACTTTGGAACCTCGGGAGGCTGCTGCTCTGATACGTTCCGAATGACGGAAGCAGCCCTTCGAGCAGTACTTGACCGCCCGACCGTTCGTCCGCTTGCGTTGAAAAGAAAGCCCACAGACAACGCACGAGACCATTTCTTGAAAGCCTCCACGTCATACATCCTGCGAGAAACT